AAAAAGAAGAATGGGAAGAACTAATAACTAATATAAAATAACATGAATAAAGAATTTGTAACATATGAACAAGCAGTAGCTTTAAAAGAGTTAGGATTTGATGAACCTTGTTTAGCTTATTTTGATGCAGAAAAAGTGTTTAAGTTTCCAGGAACAACTATGTGTAATAGAAACTTTTTAGATCTTTTAACTCTAACAGCACCACTCAATCAACAAGCATTTAGATGGTTTAGAGAGAAGTATGGATTAATGCATATAATAAACCCATATAATTTTACTGCAGAAATTGATTACTTAAATGAAAGAGTAGTAGATGAAAAATATGGCGATTTTATTCCACATGATCATTTAGTAGATAATGAAGGTGAAGAAATAAAACATTCTTCTTATGAAGAAGCAGAAAGTGCTTGTTTAAATAAATTAATAGAAATTATTAAAAACAAATAATATGAAAGTTGAAATTTTAGGACATTATGGTTCAGATGAAGTTATTGCTTTATCAGCATGGACAAGTACATCAAGAGATTTAGATGTTGAGAAAAGGAAGAGAATTCCTAAACTAATAGAAATGCTATGGAATGATGGTCATGAAACTCCATTTGAGAAAGGTTCTGTACACTTTCTAGTAACATGTGATATAGCAAGTCACATTCATTTATTAAAGCATAGAATAGCCTCTATTAATGCAGAATCAGCTAGGTATAAAGAGTTAAAAGAAGATAAGTATTACTTACCTAAAGATTGGAGAGGTATCACTTTAAAATCTCAACTTGAAATAGGTGGTCCTGAAAATAAAATGATTGACTGGTATGAAAGACTAGAGGTTTTCACTGTTGAAGCAAATGAGTTATATCACCAATCATTAGAAGAACTTACTCCTATACTTGGTAGAAAGAGAGCTAAAGAATCAGCAAGATTTTTTAAGACATACAATTCAGAAATAACAGCAGATGTTATGTTCAATATGAGATCCTTTGCAAACTTTATTAAACTAAGAAACAATGAACATGCTCAATTAGAAATCAGAATGATTGCTCAAAAGATGTGGAATTTAGTTGAAGATTTAGAAGGAAGTCCATTTGAATATACTTTACAAGTAATTAAAAACAAAATTTTTAAAAATGGCTAAAGACTACATTACTATGGATGTATCCATTAAAGAAATAAAAAATTTACTTATAAAAAATTTAAGTTGTAAAAATGGTGATCAAGTAGCAGAAGTTATAGTTCAATGTTTAACAGAAACTAATATAGGTTTAAAACTTATCTATAAGGCTTTAACTGGTTTATTTCCTGAAACCAATGTTAAAGTGGGTGAAATATACTATGTTCATATTGATTATTTACCAACTTGGAGATTAGATAAGATTAAAACTTTATCATTACCAGGTACTAAAGATGATTTTTATATTCCAGTAAGAGTAGAAGCAATAAATCTTTACAGGGAACCATCTATAGAAGTAAGATTTAAAATGGTAAATACTACAGATCAAGAAGTATTTGATATGTATTATGTTGATGATTATAGACTGGCTTTTAAAAGTGAAGATCCAGAACAAACACTAGATGAAATAGAAAAGATACCAGATGAGGTATAATTTTTTATTTTTGTACAAATTAATAAAATATGATAAATCAAACACAAACTGATGGAGAATGGACAGGGTCCAAAATAAGAACATCTAATCTATTGAAAGAAAAACCAGAATTTCCTAAGAAAAAGAAATTCGTGTATTTGGACAAGTATGAGGTCCAAGTAGAAGAAATAAAGAATGACTTAACAGAAATCCATAAAGATATTCAAAGACTATATCATTTAGGAGTTATACTTGCTTCCTCTACTGCTTTGTATTGCATATATAAGTTAATAGCAATGCTACATTAATCCCCACCCTTTATTTATTTTTTATAAACCAGGTTAATAGCCTGGTTTTTTATTTGTATTAACTAATCTAAACACCAAAATCATGGAAACAATCAACCATCCTGTAACAGTTGCAGGAGATGCCCTCAACAATGTAGTAGTTAAGTCTAGTCATAGTAGTGACTGGGGTTATATCAGAGTACAGCAATTAGTAACAAACTTTGAAAGCAATGGCTTCTTAAGGGTAACACCTGTAAGTGCATTGATTCATGGTAGAATTGAAGACTTATTAGATTTAAAATGGAAGAAAGATCAAGAGATTCCTGGTAAGATAATCTTTAAGGAGAGTCTGACACCATTTCATCCATATGATTTTACTAAGGATTTAAAGATTGCTGGTAAAACTGGTATACCTTGTAAGTTAGATGGAGAACCAATCTATAGGAAAACCTTCTACACAACCAAAATGGACCAAGAAAGTGTATCAGTAGTACACAACAATCAAGATGAAATCAAAATGGCAAGAGCAAGACTAAAAACAAATCACTATAGTATATCAGACATATCAGAATTGTAATAATAAGGGTTAGCAATAACCCTTTATTTAACATCTAAAAACTATCATTATGGAAAAGAAAACATCAAGATTTGAGAAAGACCCTTACAATAAGGTTCAGAATTTTTTATACAATAGAGCTTTACATGGCTTGAGTATGTACTCCAAAGAAGAAATTGCAGAAATGCATTGGGAGAAAAAGAAGAAAATATTAAAATATCAAAGAAAGACTCAAAAGGTTTTAAACCTTTGGAAACAAGAAATAACTAATGGTATTGCAAATGAGATTTTTATTAGACTATTTCCAACTATGGAGATAACTAAATCATTAGTAAACTTCTATGGTATTCAAGCAGATGAAGAACATGTAAACATTTTAACTTTTAAAGATTTGAATATAAAGAAAGAAAATATAATTGATAAATTAATCAGTTCTAAAATCTTACCAAAAAACTTTAAATGTTTAGAATGTAAAGAAGGTTATGAAGATCAAAAAAAAGTTATGCAGTAATTGTGGTGTAGAATCTGTTATTTGGAAGAGTAGTGGTGGTAAGAAGCTTTGTAAAAAATGTGCAATGGAGAACATTGTGTTTAAACCAACAAAAAAGCAAAAGCCTATTGCCCCACGCTCTACTAAAAGATCTGCTGAAGAAAGAATCTATTCAGGTAAAAGAATTATCTATTTAAAAGAACATCCTAGATGTGAAGCTAAAATTCAAAATGTATGCATTGGTGTAGCAGACCAAATACATCATAAGAAAGGTAGAATAGGTAATGATCTTATTGATGAGAGTAATTTTTTAGCATGTTGTGGACCATGTCATCACTTTATAGAGAATAACAGAGAATTTGCAATGCAAGAAGGATTAAGTATTAAAAGAATAAACTAAAACAATATGGGATATTTAACAATAAACACAGATGTAGATTTAAACTATGATGATATTGATGATGACGATTTAATAGAGATTATAGAATATAAGCTTAGCTTATACAAAAAGAAAAAGGATCCTAAATATCTTAAAGATCTTAAGACATCAATTTATGATTGTCTTAACTATGATACAGCAGGAGAACCTATAGATGAAGAGGGTACTGTACAAGACTGGTTGAAAAATAAAGTAGTTTTTGACTTAGTTGCTAAGTATAGACTAGAAGAATTAGAAGCATTTTTAAATAAAGATTAAACAATTAAAACTTAGAAATCATAGGACAATATTACAAGGCAATAAACATAGACAATTTAGAGTATGTATCACCACATGATTATGATAATGGTGCTAAATTGATGGAACATAGTTACATAGGTAACAATTTTGTAGAAGCTGTAGAGTTTTTACTAATAAATGATGGAGAAAATAAAGCCAGATGGGCTGATAGTAAAATAATATGGGGTGGTGATTATGCTGATCCTGAAGAAGATCAGAACTTTCATTCTATGGTTGATGATAATGGCTCTAGTTTATTTAATCTTATTGAAACTGTTCCTACTAATTATCAATTCTTAGTTAATATGACTAAGAAAGAGTATGTAGATAAAGAAAAATGTAATGTAATTTCTGCATCATGGTCAAGCAGACATGTTATACATCCTTTACCCTTACTTATAGCAGAAGGTAATGGAAGAGGTGGTGGAGATTATCATGAAGAAGGTGATGATAAATTTGTAGGAAGATGGGCAAGAGATGTGATTAATGTAATGAAAGTAGTCCCTGAAGGATTCACAGAAATTATCCCTAATTTTGATGAAAAATAAAAATGGTAGCTATTCATGAATTACAGCAAATAATGTGGGTTACAACACCTCATGGTGATGGACAAGTGTTATTCCTTATGGATTATGGAGTTCATGAAAACACAATATTTGTTGTAGCTCTTGAAGAGACAGGTATAATTAAACATTACAATAGTAATGATGTAAGGTTATGCAGAAATAACACAATTAATATCAATGTAAATGACAAAAGATGAAATACAAAAACAAGCATTAACAGCTCTTAAATATGTAAAAAGAGGAAGCATTGGAGTATCTGTTGGAGTTGGTAAAACCCTCATTGGATTAAAACATATGGCAAGTATGTATAATGATAGTTCATTCTTTTTAGTTGTAGCTCCAAAAGTTTCAATATTTCAGTCTTGGAAAGATGATGCTGTAAAGTTTAATATGGAATATTTATTATCTCATATTACTTTTAGTACTTATCTATCTCTTAATAAACAAGATTTGGACTATGATGCAGTGTATTTAGATGAGGCACATTCTATATTAGATTCTCATGATAATTGGTTGACTTGTTATAAAAACCACTTAATAGGACTAACAGGTACACCTCCTAAATACTCTACATCTCAGAAAGGAAAGCTCTTTAACAAACATATACCAATTGTATACAAGTATATTACAGATAAAGCAGTTAATGACAAAATTTTAAACGACTATGAAATCTTAATTCACAAGGTTAAACTAAACACAAAACAAAACATAAAAGCAGGGAAAAGCCCCAAGCTATTCTACACATCAGAACATGCTAATTACCATTACTGGACTAATAGATGCAACTCAGCAACTTCTCCTAAAGAGCAACAGATTGTGAGAATCATGAGAATGAAGGCATTAATGAGTTTTAAATCTAAAGAAGATCATGCTAAAAGGCTATTAGACTCTATAGATGATAAGGTTATATTGTTTGCTAACACTCATGAACAAGCAGATAGTTTTGATATAGAAAGTTATCATAGTAAAAATATCAATTCTAAATATAATCTTGAGGATTTTAAGAAAGGTACAATTAATAAACTCTCTTGTGTATTACAATTAAGTGAGGGTATTAATATTCCTAATTTAAAACAAGGTATTATAATGCATGCTTATTCTGGTGGTAGTGCTAAGAGTCAACAAAGATTTGGTAGGTTGCTAAGGTTAAACCCTGATGAAAAATGTACTTTGCACATATTGTGTTATGAAAATACAATTGATGAACAATGGGTTGCAAGTTGTTTAGAAGATCTAGATCAATCTAAAATTAAATGGTTATAAATTATGACAAAACAATCAATAAAATCAGTGGATGTAATTGGAATTAACATGATGATAGCTCATGTCAGATGTGTATCAGAACTAATTCATAATCTTCCTGAACATAAATATGAATTTAAAGCTTACTTTAAAGAATTATTTACAGTAGTAAAGAAATATGAAAAAGCTCTTAATACCATGACTGATTATGAAAAAGACCCAGGCTCAAGAGAGCAGCAGGAGCAAATATATGATGACTTAATGGATGTTACATATCAAATTAGAGAAATTATATTAAACAAACAAAAAGAAGAAGATGGAAGTAATGGATCCGGAAATTGATGTTCAGTTAGACTCTGAAATCAAAGAAATGATTGAACCACAAAGAGTAATTATGTTGTACAATGATGAAGTAAATACATTTGAACATGTAATAGAGTGTTTAATGAGCTATTGTAGTCACTCAGTAGAGCAAGCAACACAAATAAGTCTGATTGTCCACCATAATGGTAAGTGTGATATAAAACATGGTAGTTTTAAAACACTAGAGCCTATTTACCAAACTTTATTAGAAAAGCAATTATCTGTAAAAATTAATTAATTTAGTGCTATGATGACAAAACAAGAAGAATTGACTTTAATGCAAAATTCTCATTTGAGACCATTAACAACTAATGTTAAAAACTTAAAACCTATTACTTGGTTAAATACATGGGATTACAAAAGTACACTACATGATGTTACATTTAAGACCACAACTCCACCACCAGTAGTTAATTCATTAATTAGTTCTGAAACTGTAGACTTAAGACCATTAAAAAATACTACATTCTACAAAATTAAAATTAAAAGAAATTAATATATTTGTGTATGCCAGTTACAGCCTTAAAAATAGGAGAAGTCAAAATAAAGTTTATGACAACTCCAACTCAATATGTTCAGAAAGAAGATGAATATAAAGACTTTACAAAAGTTGAAGTGTGTGTATGTAATGAAGAGTTTATACCTATTGGTACACCTTCAGTAAGTATCCATGAAGACCCTGAATCAAAGTTTCATGCTGATTTAAGATTAGAATCTTCTAAATACAATCATTTTATTCCTGAAGAATCAACCAATCCAGAATGGAATCCTGGATATAAAGAAGAAGAAAATGGAAGTGAAAGTACCCTTTGAAGTTACATGTGTAGATGCTAAAAACAAGCCTAATGATATTCCTAACAGTAAATGGTTAGTAGAAGGTCAGAAATACACAGTAGTTAAAGTTGCTAAGTTATTAATACAGGGAGGTATGATCGGTTTCAAATTAGAAGAAATCAATATTGATGATTACTTTCCTTACCAATTCTTTGCAGCCAATAGGTTTTCCATTCCATTAAATGATGCTTGGAACATAGAAGAAGAACTAGAAAGATTGTTAGAAGAAGCTAAACAAGAACATAGAGAATTAGAAATTGAGTATACTAAATAATTAAACTAAAAATTATGTCACAACCAACAACCCCTCAAAACCAACCTCAATCTCAACCAGTAAAAGGTGGTGAATTATTTAAAAAAACAGCTGAAGAAAGAAAAGCAGTTAAAGCAGCTATCTCCTTTTGGAAAAGATCACAAAGAACCAATAATGCAAAATAAAACAGACAACATGTTTACCTCTTCTTTAAAGAAAGAAAATGGTAAACTTGTCTATTTTAAACCTAGTGATAATCAGTTATATAAATTATTTGTAGATAGTCTTGCAGAAGGACAAACTGTAGAAGTATTTTTTGATGCCAATATTGATGATGGTACATTAGCCCAGCTGGCTAAAATTCATAAATGTATAAGAGAAATAGCAAAAGAAACAGGAGCAGGCTTTGAAGAAACTAAGAGATTAGTTACTAAAAAAGCAGGCTTATGTTTTGAAAAAGAAATAGATGGAGAGACAAAAGAATACTATAAATCTTTTAGTATTGCTTCTAAATCTGAATTAAGTTCTGTAATAGAAACTATTATGGAAATATCAGATTTATTAGGAATTAATCTTTTTTAAACTCTTCCTCAGAAGGTAATTCATATTCTTCCTCAACAGTTTTGTTTTGCTTTTCAGCTGAAGTTTCAATTTCATAAAGCAAAATTAATAAGTTGTACATGTTTTGATCTTGTAGATTCTCTGCTGGTTTTTGATTTTTAAAATTATCTAATAATTTTCTATAATCTTCCAATGGAGATTCTTGAGCTAATCCTAAACATGTGTTGCGTAATACTTTGTAAAATGCACCAGATACTTGAATATCAATAATTGCTGAATCTTGTATTGTTTTTAATTTAATTTTTTCCATGCATCAAATATACAAATAATATAATATGAATAAATTAGATGAAGTAGACTTAGAAGAAGTTAAAACAAAACTGTATAATAACCTGAAAGAATCAGGATGGGGAGATAAGCTTAAAACTTTCCTACTAAGCAATGACTTTCATGTAGTATTGGAAACATTACTTAATGAGGCTAGAGCAGGTAAAAGGTTTACCCCTGTAGCAAAACAAATATTTAGAGCATTCCAAGAATGTCCCTATGATAAATTAAAAGTAGTAATAATAGGTCAAGATCCTTACCCTCAGCCATATGTAGCTGATGGTATATCATTCTCATGTAGTAATACTAATAGAGCAGAAGCATCATTAAGGTATATGTTCAAAGCTATAGAGGATAACATCTACAAGGATGGGTATAACTGGGATCCAGATTTAGCAAGATGGTCTAACCAAGGAATGTTATTGATTAATTGTGCATTTACAACTAACATTCACAAAGTTGGAGCACATTATGAATTATGGAAACCTTTTCTATCCTTCTTATTAGATCATCTCTCTACTACTAATAATGGACTTATATATGTATTCTTAGGAAAAAAAGCTCAAGAATGGGCTGACCATGTATCAGATAGTAATTTTAAAATATTTGCCAGTCATCCTGCATCAGCTGCTTATAAAGAGCAACAAAAGTGGGATGGAGAGAACATATTTGCTGATATAAGTCAGTTAGTTCATAAACAATACAATGAAAAAATCATATGGTAAATGAAAGATTAGTAAAAATTAAAGAAGATGCTAGATATGATGTAGCTAAATTTTCCAAAGAGTTTAATAATAAGTATGGAGTATATCCTGTAGTGATGTATAAGATTGTTAATGACAATCAAAACCTTAAAATTGTCCCTATTGATAAAGTTGAGAAGATTGTTGATAGATTAATTAAAGATTATTATGGTGAAAATTATTCAATCTGGTTGAGAAAAAGATATAAGTTTCTTATGGAATATAAACAGGTGATGTTTAAAATTTTATATGATATGGGTTATACTTATTCAGTATTAAGTAAGTACTTTAAGTATGCACATTGTACTATATTGTATTCTAATAACACAGTGAATGGTTATATTAAAATTAAAGATGAAAAAATAATTAACATTTATAATCAAATATTATATGAAATCAACAAAGAATCTGGGACTTTTGACATTATTCAATGGGATGACCCAGGAAAAACTAACCCCTAACCAATTCTATCTTCTTTATTGTATGAAGACTGGGATATCTCCTACTGATATAAACATACATGTAGAATTAAGAGAACTAATTAATTCTGAATGGGTAAATAAAGTAGTAGATGAATATGTTCTTACACCAAAGAGTATTGCTATTGTTAACAAAATTGAATCCTATTTTAATACACAGCATAAGAAATCTAATAATGCTTTAATGGGAGAAGGTTTTGAAGAGAATGCTCAGAAGTATAATGAACTATTTCCTAAGAGAAAACTTGGTAGTGGTAAGCCTGCAAGATCTCATATTAAGAACATTGTCACTGCTTTTAAATGGTTCTTTGAGAATTATGATTATTCATGGGATGTTATTCTTCATGCAACAGAGTTATATTTGGAAAAAGAAGAAGAAACTGGGTATAAATACACAAGAACATCACAGTATTTTATTAAAAAGCAAGATGTATCTGATAAAAGTATTAACTCAGAGCTGGCTAATTTTTGTCAATTATCTATTGATGGTGAAGAATTTGAGAAACCACAATTTACAGAAAAAGTGTTTTAATGATTTGTATGTAAACTGCTTTTTTTGTAAGTTTGGTATAGTTTAACCAACAAACCAACAATCCTACACATGACTAACACTAAGTGGAAGACTCAAAGAGAGGCCTTCATAGAATCCTTATCTTATCTAGATGATAGGAGAAAAGGTAAGATTACAAGTTTAAAAACACCTTGGCAAGCCTTTAACAATGCAACTACTAATGGTATAGAATGGCACAGTACAACTGTTATTGGTGCTAGACCTGCTACTGGTAAGACAGCTGTTAAGAACTTGCTTGTTAATGGTGCTTTTAAACATAATCCAACAACTGACTTTAGAGTGCTAGAGTTTCAATTTGAAATGGTAGGTAAAGTATCAGCAATCAGAGAGTATGTAACTCATACAGAATTAAGTTACAAAGCTTTATGTAGTGCTGAAAATCCTTTAGATGATGATAATTTTGAGAAATGTAGAGTCTATGCTAAAGAGAAAATAAAGTTTCCTATAGACATTATAGAGGAGCCTTGTAATATTCTTGAATTTCAACAGATTATACATGATTATATGGCAATGCACATGTATACTGATAGTAATGGTGATAAGAAATATAGAAACACTGTTATTACATTGGATCATTCAATCTTATTAAAGAGAGCACCTTTTGAAAGAGATGTTTATGAAACATTATACTCTTTAGGAGAAGCAGTCACATTTCTTAAAAGAAAATATCCTATTGCTTTCATCATCCTCAGCCAGCTTAATAGAAATATTGATGCTCCAGAGAGGAATGAAGATGGTAAATATGGTAATTACATTTTAGAGTCAGACATATTTGGTTCAGATGCTTTACTCCAACATGCAGACACAGTAATTGGTCTTAATAGACCAGGTAAACAGAAAATAAACTATTATGGTGTAGATAGATATATTATCAACAAAGACCCTTTCATTTTAGTAATGCACTTTCTAAAGTCTAGAAATGGTGAAACAGGACTAGGTTTCTTTAGAACTGAATTTCACAAAATGAATATTGTTGAAATAGATGCACCACCAACACAAGAAAGAAGATTAAAAATATAATTATGGGAATATCAACAGTAGACAAAGGAAAAGAAACAGTAGTAGACAAAAAAGAAAATTTAAAGAAACTAAGAGAGTTTCACAAAGCAACATTAGATAGAATAGGAGTACCTGTTGAATATCTTACTGGTAAAATGGCTTATAGACCATATGGTAGAGCAGAGGTTTATGTTAGTTTCTTTGATAATGAAATTAACAAAGGTCATGACATCTTTTTAGAATTTACTAATAGAGATTATATACCTGAAGATGTAAACAGAGTATTATACATGTGGAAATTTAATCCTCACTTTGAGGAAGAGTATGAAAAAACAGAATCAGCAACTGGTACAACTAGTCCTAGATATTTGATTCCTGTTGATGAATTAGTAGTGATAAAAAACTATGGTGACAAGAGTGAACCAGAAAAATCACAGAAAGAATTAAGTTTTGATCTACCTGATCCTAGTATTGATCCTCCTATTAATGAGTTAAGTATTAGAGATTTGGCAGCTATTCTCTTAAACAAGCCAGTAAGTAATAAACAATGGTTAAATGAATTAATTAAACAAAAATGATGGACAATACACCAGTACAACAAGGAGAAGAACTAAAACAATTTCTACAAACATTAATTGATTCAAAACAATTACCAGGTCATGTAAGAACTATAGAGCAGGCATTTACTATTGCTCAAATGGGTAAAGAGTTAGGTTTTCCTACAATGCAGGCTTTTCATTACATTATTCCTATTCAAGGTAAACTAAGTCTAAGTGCTAAAGCAGTAGGTGCATTATTGAGAAAAGGTAATATAAAATATATTACTAAAGAAGATGGTGTATTTGCATATCCAGATGGTAGTACAGAACAATTTGCAATAAAGAAACCTGATGGTTCAACTCCATTAGATAGAAGAACTACAATAGAATTTTACAGAGATGGTTTAGTAGAATCTTGTTCTTTTACATGGAAAGATGCAGAAGGTCAAGGGTTAACTACTAAAGACAATTGGAAAAGAATGCCTAAAGAAATGCTTTTTGCTAGATGTTTAGCAAAGGGTGCTAATAGGATTGGTCCAGATGTACTACTAGGTCTTTATACAGCAGAAGAAATGGCTGATACATTCTTAAGAGAATCAGATGTAAGAAGAAATGATGATGGTACTATAGCAGAAGTAATAAACATAACAGCAACAGAAGTAAAATAACTCAATAAATAAATAAACAAATAAAAACAATAACTATGAGCAAATTAGGAACAAAAAATGTAACAACAGGTGAAGGTTCAGTACAAAAAACATTAGAACCAGGAAACACAATAGCAAAAATTAATGGTATTTATTTAGAAGAAGCCAAATTTAAAGAAGGAGCATATAATGTAATATTATCTTTAGAAGGTGAAGACTTAGGAACTGCATTTGAAGGATTCTATATTAATAAAGATCAGCCAGAATTAGGAAGATTTAAAGGTAGAGTGGCTAATATTAAAGCTACATTATGGCCATTTGCTGATGGTATAACTAAATCAGGTGTAGAAATTAGCCGTGACATGGAGATATTGAAAGTTATCAAACAGATTTGTGTTGGTACTGAAACTACTGAATGGTTTAATGCTCAAGATGAAAAGCATGATACAATTGAGCAATTAGTTGATGCTTTCAATAAAGAGAAACCATTTGCTAATTTATTCTATAATTTCTGTATTGCAGGTAAAGAATATAAAAACAAAGGTGGTTATACTGCTTATGATTTATTCTTACCTAAGTTTACAAAAGATGCTTCTCCTATAGAGGTTTTAGCTCCAGCATCAAGCAAACTTTTAAAGTTTAATAGTGAAGAGCATATTGTTAAGAAAAAAGTTGAAGCTGTAACATCATTTGCACCAACAGCTGGTGATGCTTTTGCTACTACTCAATCAGATTTTATTACTGAAAGTGGTGCAGACTTTGATCTTTAATTATCAAATCAGTAGAGGGGAGGTAACTCCCCTTTTTATACAAAATAAATATGCTCAGAATAAAATCAATAATAACAGATATTAGAGATATACCTAAAGAGTGGGTATATGAGTTTTATTTAGAACTTCCTGAAAAGTTAACAGGACAGGACTTAAAGATTAAATCAATATTTAATCCACATGATAAAACTCCTTCTATGTATATTTATTACTCTAATGCTCAATATTATAAGTTTAAAGATTTCTCAACTGGTAAAGCTGGTGATCCTCTTGAACTTGTATGTTTATTGTTTAATATAAAAACAAGAAGTGAAGCAGCTTTAAAAGTTATAAATGACTATAACAAGTACATAAGCATTCACGGTGTTGGAGAGTCTGCAGAAATTAAAGCTAAAACCAGATATCATATGACTGGTTATAACTTAAGATCTTGGACAAACATTGATCAAAATTATTGGACTAAGTTTAATATAGGCTCTGAAATGTTAGAAGCTTATAATGTTAAACCATTTGCAAATTATACACTAGAGAAAGATGAAGATGGGCAATTAAAACAAATTGTAATATCTAATAATAGCATTTATGGATTTTTTAGAAAAGATGGTAAGTTATATAAGATTTATCAACCATTTGTAAAAGACTATAAGTTTATTAAAGTTGCAGATTATACTCAAGGATTAGACCAGTTAACACTGCAAAAGCCTTATTTAATAATATGCAGTTCACTAAAAGATATTATGTCTTTCAATTCTCTAGGTTACAACAATGCTGAAGCAATAGCTCCAGACAGTGAAAATTCTATAATACCTGAAACAACTATAATAGCACTTAAACATAAGTATAAAAAGATTTGTACTTTGTTTGATAATGATCCTGCAGGAATAGAATCTATGAGTAAATACAGTAGTAAATATGAAATACCAAGTGTATTGCTACCTCTCTCTAAAGATTTATCAGACTCAGTAAGAGATCATGGTGCTCCAAAAGTAAGACATGTATTAACTCCTTTATTAAAAGAAAAACTAAAATGACTTGGATATACAAAGGTAATTCATTTACAGATGAACATATACCAGACAATGCTATAGGATTTGTATATGCAATGTCAGCCATAATTAATGGTAAATCTGTAATATATATTGGTAAGAAGAACTTTTATGCTAGTACTAAAACAAAACTAAGCAAGAAAGCTATGCCTACTGATAAAAGACTTAAAAAGTATAAAAGAGTCATCAAAACTGCATATCAAAACTATTACAGTAGTAATGAAGTATTAAAACAAGCCCATAAAGATGGGGTAAGAATTAAACGAGAAATCTTAAAGATATGCTTTAGTAAAAATGAATTGACTTACCAAGAGGTTAAACATCAATTTACACTAGGTGTATTAGAAAGTGATTATTATCTAAATGGTAATATACTTGGTAGATTTTATAAAAACAAAATAAAATGAGTTGGCAGAAAATAATATTAACTCTTAAAGACAGAAATGTAGATCAAATAATTGTAAATTATAGTGGTGGTGGAGATAGTGGTGCTATTGATGGGGTAGCATTTTTTATAGATGGTCATGGATATAATCCAAGTGAATTAAATATTGATCTTTCATTAATTGATGAGATAGAAAAATTAACTTATCCTTTATTAGATGATATAGAAGATTGGTATAATGATGAAGGAGGTTATGGTTCTGTAAATATTAATGTAAATAATTTTGAATATGAAATAGAAAATCATATACAATATACTTCCTATGAAGATTATAATCATTCTGGTAATTTGACAGATTTAGATTAATGGCACATCCATTTGACCATAGTAGAAGTTCAGCTAAGAAATATGGTGGTGAACCTGAAGAGTATTTAAAATATCATGAATGGTTTGATGAAACTAAAGGTTGGGTTGGTCATTCTTTACATAGAATGTTCAGACATCATAGTGAAGGTATATTTGAACTTGAAAAGATATTTGGTAAGTACTTTGTAAATTCAGTAGGAAAGAGAGTGTACACTAGGTACATAGGAGAACAACATGTAAAGGAAGATTGCAATGGGCATATTCCCTCAGCCAAAGAGTGGTTAGATTGTATTACTAAAAATAAATTAGAAGTATGGATGACCAAAACACTAAAAATAGAAGATTAAATAAAACAAAATTAGATGATGAGATTTATAAGAATTTAAGTAAAATGCTAAATGCTACAGAAGAAGATAGAATGGTGGCATATGCTTGTTTAAATACTGTAAATCAAACAGAGTCTCTAATTTATACACTGTTCTTAAGAAAAGAATCAAAGTATTTATCAGAATGGGTTAAAAATTGCCCAAAGGTTGTAAGTTATCATAACTCATATGGGATTGCAAAAGATAGTAATATCATAACATTTCCAACTATTTACTCCATTTTAAAGAAAGTGACAAAAGAAAACAAAGATGAAAAGATCTTAAAGTTCTTCTTGTCAAAATTTGCATCATTTATAAAAGAGTCATTAATGTTTGATTTTATAGAAGATGTAGAAATAACCTATAAACTAAAAGATGATGAAAAATAAAGCAGAAGAGCTTGCAAAAGCTAGTAAAGATCTAATGTTAAAAGAAAGTTTTTATGGTCTATTTCTTATAATGTTAAATAAACAATGGAGTACTAAAGTTCCTACAGCAGGTGTAAGTAGAAATGGTGTAAATTTTCAATTATATCTTAATGAAGAATTTTGGCAGAGTCTTACTCCAGATCAACATATAGGTTTACTGAAACATGAGCTCAAAGGGCTCCTTGTACAGTAATGTACATGTAAAAAGGTTTAAATTGCAGGGAGTTCCTTAAGTTTTATCTACTAACTGATCATAGTAATATAGATCAAGGCACTGCTAACTACAGTGGTATAGTAAAAATGATAAAAATTGGATAATCTGCAGCCAAATCTCTTGAATAATTAAAGAATTAGTGGTATATTGCAACATAATACTTTGCATATGACTACTGAAAAAGAAAAACAGCTAATAAACTATTATATAATGCAGAAACTATCTGCTGATAAAATAGCTAATCTTATGTGTATAAACAGAAAAACTGTATATGCTACTTTAAAAAAGAATAATATAAAAGCAAGAACTATAGCTCAAGCAGCTATGAAATATTCTTGTAATGAAAACTTTTTTGAATTAATTGATACAGAAGAAAAAGCCTACTGGTTAGGTGCTTTATATGCTGATGGTAATGTTTCACAGAACAAAACAGGATCTGGCAAGATATTTTTATCTTCTAAAGATTATAAATGGATTGAAAGATTTATGAGAAGTATAGAATCTACAAACAAGCCTACTAGAGAGTTTCATAAAAAGTATCAAAAAGAGATATGGAAAGCTCAGATAACATCTACAAAGATGTTTAATGATCTAGTAAGATTGGGTTGTATACCTAGAAAATCAATGATAATAACCTTTCCTGAGTTACCTTCAAATTTAATATCCCATTTTATCAGAGGATATTTTGATGGTGATGGTACAGTAGGGATATATCAGAATCTTAAAAAGCATAACTGGAAGATCTTAAAATCTGGAATTTGTTCAGGTTCTGAGCTCTTTTTGAGAGAACTGGTGACATATTTACCAACAAAAAATAAGAATGTAGTTTTTAATAAGTCCTTGTATGTTATTCAGCTTTCTTTAAAAGACAGCATTTTGTTACATGATTATATGTATAAAAATGCTAATGTTTTTCTTATAAGAAAAGCTGTGATATTTACAACTTATTTAAGCAAATATTATTCAAGAGAGAGGTTCAACGACTATAATAACCTACCCTAATGGGGTAAAGGAATAGTCTGATCTTACATGAAAATGTAAGCTAACACAAATGATTGCATATAGCATTTTTTCATGTTACAGATTTTGAACATTTGACAAATAAAGAGATTGCTAACATAGCAATGGATATTGAAATTAATCAATATATTGATGAGAAATTTCTTCCTCCTGGACCATGCTTACTAAGCACTTTCCCAGAGCTTAATTTAGAACCTAAGAAAGGTGCTAATTATTATTATGAGAAATTATTACAAGCATCTCAAAATCCAGAACAATGTCCTAACTTAGATAAAATGCTTGCTAATGCTCCAGGTTATCAGGTTAAAGTAAGTATTGATGGTGATGGTGATATTGAAGTATCTGTTCCTGACCATAGTTCATGGGAAGAGTTTGAAGATTTAGATGAAGCTACTAAAAAGCTAATCAAATCACAAACAGAGCATATATTAAAAGAAGTTGCAGATCAAGTAGAAAAATCTCGTGGACATGTTCCAGGAGAATTAAAAGAAATCCTAGAGAAAATTTCTCAACTAGAACCTCCTAAATTTAATTGGAGAGGATATTTAAGAAGATTTGTAGGAGGAAGTATAAAGACATTCACAAGAATGTCAAGGCACAAGCCTAATTTTAGATTTATTGAAAACCCAGGTTTAAAACACAAAAACAGAAGAAAAATCCTGGTAGCTGTAGATACTTCAGGTTCAGTTAGTACTAATGAACTTAAAGAATTTCTTAATGAAATAAACCACATTCAGAGAACTGGTACAGAAGTTATCATTGTTCAATGTGATTCAGCAATATCATATATTGGTAAGTTTAATCCTAAAGAGGACTTTAAAATACATGGTAGAGGAGGCACTAGCTTTCATCCTGTTACTGATTATTATGATGAGAATCATAAAAAGTTTAATTGTTTGATTTATTTAACTGATGGTGAAGCATCTGCACCTGAAAAGTGTAAAGGTCCAGTATTATGGGTTATATCAAGTCAATCAAGAGAACTTAATCCAGACTTGAAAGGTCTACAAATTCAATTAAATTAATATTAAAAACTAAAAATTATGTCTACAACAAATAACAAAATCAGCTTATCTTCAGAAGAATTAAAATCTTTCTTAACTTATATTTATAATAACAATAAAACATTACTAGAGAAAAACTTAGCAGTTCAAACTGTGAATGTTGAGGGTGAAGCTGGTGGTGGTAAGACTTCTACTATTTTACAATTAGCTGAAGAGTTAGGGTTGGAATTAGTAAGAAGAAACTTAGCAGAATATGAAGATGTATCTGACTTAGTTGGTTATCCATGTAAAGAGCATGAAATGGTTGGTAAAGATGGTAATGTTAGATGGGTAGTAGAAGGTACTATGCCTCAATATATTACTGCAGGGTATAAACCAACAAGTAATAAAAGAATGACTCATGCTGCTCCTGAATGGGCTCAAGGTAGAGTTAAGCCAGTATTGTTATTATTAGATGATTATAGTCGTGCTAGTGAGAAATTCATTCAAGCTACTATGACTTTAATAGAAACTCAATGTTATAATAGCTGGTGCTTACCAAAAGGTTCATTTATTATATTAACTTCTAATCCAGATAATGGTAATTACAGTGTATCAGCATTAGATGCAGCACAAAAGACTCGTACAATTAATGTTAATTATAAATTTGATATTAATGCATGGGCTAGATATGCAGAGAAAACAGGTATTGATGGTAGATGTGTTAACTTCTTATTATTACATCCAGAGTTAATGGAGAATGATAGTATTAATGCTAGAACTGTAACTATGTTCTTTAATTCATTAATGTCTATTAGTAATTTTTCAGATGAGTTACCATTGATTCAACAATTAGGTGAAGCAACTACCAATCCTGAGTTTTCTACTTTATTTACAACATTTATTAATAACAAGTTGGATAAATTAGTTACTCCTAAAGATATGTTATTACACCAAAATGAATCTTATATTATTGGAGAATTAAATAGTTGTATTGGTACTAACTCTGATTATAGAGCAGATATTGCAAGTGTATTAGCAACAAGGTTAATTAACTTTACTGTTAACTATGCAGAAAGCAATACTATTACTCCGGCTATTATTGATAGATTAACTAAATTCTGTACTGGAGAAGTATTTACAAATGATTTAAAATATATCATTGTAAGAAAGATTATCAATAGTAATAAACAAAAATTCCAAAAGTTAATGTTGAATAGTGAAATTGTTAAAATGGCAATGAAATAATTATGACTGATACACAAGAAAAAGTACTAACAGCTTCTCCAATAAATGGGGAGGCTGTTGTTATTAATGAAGAGATTTATAATTCATTAATAACAATGTTTAAAAGCAGTAATGAAGAAGACCATCTTATGGCAAGACTTATCCTTAATACATGTGATATTAAAAAGTCTATTTATTGGATATGGTTATTAGCCAGAAGTGGTGGATGGAATGTGTTAAATAAAATGGTTTACTTAAGAACCAAAGCAAGTAGAAATTTTAGAGATTTAAGTAGAATTTTTCATATCTATTCTAAGTCTCCAAGAGAATTTGCAACTTTTTTAGAAAATGAGAAGTGGTTAACTCCTGAAATTTATCAATATCTTGAAGAAGCTATTATAAACACTACATGTTCTCAAGTGAGAAATAGGTTTTATGATGTGACTATCAAAATCAAAGATGAGTACAAACATTTAGCTAGTAATACAGAAATAATAACAAATATTAAAGAAGATTAATATGGAAAAACAAGAGTATTTATATTTAAAAAATTATAATAAAAATAATGTTGCATTTGAAAAAGTTTGTTTAGTAAATTCAAATTCAAACTTTATTATGCAGTATGCTCCTACTAAGGGAGATGTTATTTACATTCATCCTGATAGTGTTATTCCAAGATTTAAAATGAAACAATTTTGTGAAACTCATGAGGTTAAAGTAACTAGAGATGTTAAGAAAGCTAATATTATATTTAGTTGTAAAAAGGCTTTTGAAAGTTTTACTATTAGTACACATTCACCACACTTGTTTAAAAAATCTTCATTTTATAATTTTGTATCTACATACAATCTTCATTTTTATAATGAATTTGTAGAGGAATTAAAGAATGATCCTCAAGATTGTTTTATCATCCCTTATAATTTTGTATACAATTGTAATTCTAATTATTATGGTAATGTTTTAGGTCCAGGTCAAAGTTATGAATTTAAAGAAGAAGGTGATTATGATGAAGATTATAAAGGCTATAAAAGAATAGACTATTTTGAAATAGATGATGATAAAAATTTAATATTAATCTCTTCTACTGATTTTGATGAATATAATTTTTGGTTAAATAAATCATATGATGAAAAAGCTTTAACCTCAATATTAAATAACAGTTTGGTGTTGGATCAAGATATGTATGAGGGTTTATGTAATTTATTTGCTAGTTCTGATACATCAAATCATATTATGGCAATGGAATCAATGGCTAATTGTGATTATAGAGAGTCTGCTAGTTATTTGTTATTATTATTTAGTGAATATTATAAACAAATGTATGCTAGTAAAACTAGAAATCATGTCAACTTTAAAAGTTTGTTACAATTCTTTGATATAACATTACATAGATACATGGATTTAGATGGTATATTTAGAAGATTATTAGATTTAAAATTAGTTACTAAATATCATATTGATATATTAACTCCTAAAGTAATAAAAGAATCTAAAGGTTATTTTCCTACTAAGTATTTTGAATTTTCTAAAGTTATACCTAAAACTGAAATTCAAAATATATTAGATAAAGAACAAGAATTATTACAATCTAAAGAAGAAGAAACAAACATTACATGGTAGATACAAAATTACAAAAGACTCCTGCTGAATTAGAGCAGGAGTTTTACTCTAAACCTTATAACATAAGTTATTCAGGTTTAAACAAATTGGTTTATTCACCAACTCTATTTTATAATCATTACATACTCCAACAAAGAGAGGATAAAACAGATTCATATCTTGTAGATGGAAAAGTTATACATTGTTTATTGCTGGATGATGGAAGCTTTGACACTAATTTTGTTCTCTTACCCACATCTCTACCCACTGGCAACTCTAGACTTGTAATTGACAAAGTATTTGCTCAAGCAAATGACAACTCAGGAAAACTCTCAGATCATACTCAGGTTATATTGGATATTTTAAAAGAAATAAATCTACATCAATCTCTTAAGACTGATGAGCAAAGAGTTGCTAAAATAGTTACAGAAGAAAATGATAGCTATTTTGCATTTTTAGCTACAAAGGGTAATAGAGATATTATAGATTCAGAAACATTACAAAGATGTTCACAATCAGTTGATTTACTTAAGAAAAACAATAAAGTATGTGATTTATTAGGTCTTTTCACATCTGGACTTGAAAACTTTCAAATGTTTAATGAGATAAGTTTATCTGTAGGAAGTGATGTAACAAATAGACCATTTGGACTTAAAGGTGTAGCTGATAGTATTCAAGTTAATCATGATAAAAAAATAATTTTTATTAATGATTTAAAGACTACTAGTAAAACTATTACTGATTTTCCAGAAACAATAAATGTTTACAATTATAACCTGCAGGCAGCTATCTACTATTGGCTTGTTTCAGAAAAATTTAAGGATGTTATTACAGAAGATTGGGAGTTAATTTTTAATTTTATTGTAATAGATAGGTATGATCAAGTATATTGTTTTGAAGTATCAAAAGAAACTATATTGAAATGGCATGATGAGCTATTAGATAAGTTAGATGAAGCCTCATGGCACTATAATAACCGTAACTACAAACTCCCTTATAGATTTGAAATTAGCCCAGTAATTTTGTAACTTAATAATCACTATGGCTATAACATCATTGTACAAAGACTATTTCCAAAAAAGCAGAATTTTTGTTTATCCACAATTGGGAATAGAAAAAGGAGTAACTGCTACTCCAATCCAAACTTATATGTCCTGGAAGAACCAGTACACAATTCACGAAGTAAAATTAGTATGTGTTTATCACTTAAGAAATGATTTAGAATTTAGAACATTTGAGAAAGACAGATTAATAAACAATAAGTTATTCTTTGATTTTAAAGAAATTGAAGATAATAAAGCTGTTTATGTATTTGATTTTTTTGAACATTCTGATGACTGGAATTATATCATTAATGGTAAATATTCAAAATTGAGTGCATCTTATAAGAAAAGAATTGAACAGTTCATTGGTAAAAGAAACCCTAATTATGCTCATATAGAAAGTTTTCTTTATCCTGAAAAGTATTATAAGATGTATTCAGAAATTATGGATGTGAAAGAATCTTTATTAAAAGAGGTAGGAGAGTTATGCTCAATTATTGATTTTGATAAAGAAACTTTAATTGCAGACATTAAAAGCTTGGAATTAAAAAACAAAATGTCTTAATTTGTAAAAACAAACCAACAAAAAATGAGTTCAGAAAAATCAATGATGGTAGTAACCTCCAGAAGAAATGGTGCTCCAACCTTTAGAATGTTGCCAATTAATAATGAATGTCCTTATATTGAGGTATGTTATATTCCACAAGCTGAAGCTTTAGTTATATTTCATAAACATCAAGTACAAGGATTTCATGCAGTTCCTCAATTAGACTCAAATGGTGATTCTGTAAGAGCATTAAAACCAAGACCTAATGGTAGTGAATTTAAAGAAGAAAGAAAAATGTTAACAACTTCTCATGAATTTTATATTACTGAGAAATCAGAAATTAAAGATTTTGTAAATTACTTTGCATTTAATTCATTTAACTATGAAAAGTTTATGATTAAATCAACAATAATTACACCAGAACAACCTAAGATTATTCTTAATTCTTAATGTTTAACACCTAACTATAAGAAGGGTAGAGAAATCTACCCTTTTTGTTTCAAAACTATTTTATGTCAGAGAAAACCCATTGGGTAATGGATTATGAAACACTAATCAATTGCTTTGTAGCAGTGTTTGTCCATTACAAAACAGATGAAAAAAAGATTTTTGTTATTCATGAATTACAAAATGATTATGAAGATTTTGTAAAGTTTTTAATTCATAATAAAGAAAATAACCAATGGCACATTTCATTTAATGGTTTATCTTTTGACTCTCAGATTACTCAGTTTATTCTGAATGATCATCAGAAATTAAAAGTATTACCAGTAAATGAAATTATTACAAAAATTTATCAGAAAGCTCAAACTACTATCAGAAAATCTAATGACAAAGAGTTTTTAGATTATCCTGAATGGAAATTGAGCATTGGTCAAATTGATGTTTTTAAAATTAATCATTGGGACAATGCAAATAAAAGAACTAGTTTAAAGTGGGCTGAGTTTGCTATTGATTCTGAAAATGTGCAAGACATGTCTATACACCATGAAACTGCTATTAACAATAAAGAAGAGATTGAAATTGTATCTTCCTACTGCGTTAATGATGTCTTGGCAACAAAAGCAATATTGCATCTATCTAAACCATTGATTAATGTTAGAAATAGAATCAAGACCAAATATGGACTAAACTGCTATAATTTTTCTAATACTAAACTGGGAAGTGAATTGTTACTGAAACTTTATTGTAGTGCTACAGGAAAGAATGCATATGAGGTTAAGCAATTAAGAACACATAGAGATCACATCAATATTAAAGATATACTATTTCCATATATCAAATTTAAGTCTCTTGAATTTCAAGGATTTCATGAAATGTTAAAGACCAAGATTATCTATGATACTAAGAATGGTTTTAAATATACTATGAAGTTCAATGGTTATGAATTTGATTATGGTGCTGGTGGTATTCATCAATGTATTAAAACAGGAATATACAAAGCAGAAAATGGTATTATTATTAAAGACTTAGATGTAGCTTCTCTATATCCTAGTATTGCATGTATGAATGAAATGTATCCTGCTCATTTAGGATCTGAGTTCTTTGGTGTATATAAGAATGATATTGTTGATGTAAGGTTAGCAGAAAAATCTAAACCAAAACAAGATAGAGATATGGCTATTATTGAGGGGTTTAAAGAAGCTGCTAATGCAACTTATGGTAATAGTAATAGTGAGTATTCTTGGCTATATGATCCGCAGTATACTATGCAAACTACTATTAATGGTCAGTTGTTAATAACTATGTTGGTAGAAGAATTACTTCTTACTATTCCTGAATCTGTATTACTACAAACTAATACTGATGGTGCTACTCTTATGTTTAATAAGTCTTATTTAGATGTTTATAATCAAATCTGTAGGAAGTGGGAGGAAGTCACCAAGCTCACTCTTGAATTTGCTGATTATAAAGCAATGTATATCTGGGATGTAAATAATTACATAGCAGTCTATACTGATGGTAAGACTAAATGCAAGGGTAGATTTGAATGGGAAGATTTACAAAACCACAAGTATACACACTTACATAAGAACAAGAGCTTCTTAATTATTGCTAAAGCTATTTATGCATACTTTGTTAATGACATACTTCCTGAGACCTTCCTACTGAATAACAGAAACATATTTGATTATTGTGGTGGGGCTAAAATAAAAGGTGAGTGGGAGTTTCAACAAATATGTGTTGATAAAGATGGTATCCATAAGAACAAACTACAAAAGACTCTAAGATATTATATCTCTTCTAAAGGTTGTAAGATTTATAAAGTCAACAAACATGATAAGAGAGAAATACAATTAGAATCTGGAAGATGGATGCAAGAACTGTTCAACAAGTATGAAGAAAAACCTTGGGATGATTATCATATTGATGACTCTTATTATCTGGAAAACATATATAAAGAGATCAACAATATCATAATGAAAAAAACCCAGCTAACACTGTTTTAAAATGCACAAAGCAAGCAAAAAATCAAACACTAATCCTCCCCACAAACAAGGGGAGGACTCACTTAATAGGAAGAATGGTGAAAAACCAAAAGTTCAACAACTCTCACCAGGAAAGCAAATGGATCTCGAAGAACTAATCAAGATTGTTGAAGAAGAAGAAAAGAATAAACATTTAAACTTATAATATTTATGGAAACAATTGAGAATAAAATATTAGATGATTATACAGCTGTAGGAATAGCTGAAGGATTTATAGAATGTGATTCAGAAGAAGATATGTTAGCTGCATGGCAACACCTAGTTGACACAGGTTTAGCTTGGAGCTTACAAGGATGGTTTGGAAGAACAGCTACAAGTCTTATAGAAAGAGGAATTATTAACCCAAAACAATAAATAAAATGACAAGAGAAGTTTTTAATAACATTGTAGAAAGAAGATTAAGTTTAATTAAGGTTATCTTAGTAAAGAAAGGTGAAGAATACTCAACTGAGGATGATGTTTTTCACAACTTTAATGCAGCTACAGGTTTATCATTTCATAAAAGTAGAGAAAAAGTAGCTTGGGAATTTGCAGTAAAGCATTTTCAATCTATAAAAGATATACTTGATAAAACAGAAAATGAAGAATTTGAAGTATCTGCACCAATGATTGAAGAAAAACTAGGTGATGCTATCAACTATTTAATTTTAATTGAAGGAATGTTAAAAAACAGAATAAACAAATAATATGAAACAAGAACTAGACAAAGTAGCAAATTTCCACAGAGTTTTTAAACAAATTGATGGAACAGAACCACAGCTAATATCAATTAATGATGTTAGATTAAGACATAAGTTAATGGCTGAAGAGAATGATGAATATCTTGAAGCTGCAACTCAAGGTGAAACACCAAATACAGAAGAGAGATTAGTAGGGATAGCTGATGCATTAGGTGATCAATTGTATATATTATGTGGTACTATTCTTAAACATGGTATGCAACATATTATTGTAGATGTATTTAATGAAATACATGAAAGTAACATGAGTAAGTTAGATGAAAATGGTCAACCAATCTTTAGAGAAGATGGTAAAATC